ATCCAGAGGACCAGGAAGGACTAGAACGTTTCCTACGCTGGGCACACACTCAATATGGCTACAAGTATGGGAACTCTTAAACCTGGTGCCTCTTACGTCTATGAACGTGTGGGCAATGAAGTGTATGCCCGTGAGTCAGGTGCTGAGCCCAGCACCCGACGGTTAATAGGCCATTCATATGATCCAGTAAACGGACATCATATCGACCACGATAGCAGAACATCAGATGGTAGGCCCTTGTTTGATCACCTCCAGGAAAATAAAATGTGGGCGGACATTCGGCGACTGGCCAAGACCACGCCTGCTTTACAAGATGCCTTGGAACGTGTTATAATGATATACAAGTTGATCAAGGTAGAGAAATGAGACAAAATCTAAACCCTTACAATCCGGAACAATTTAAAAAACAATTTGAATCTACAGACATATGCCGTAATGTAGCCAAAGATTTTGATAATCTATGGTGGGATCAAAAAACTAAACTCATTGATAACGCCACCCCTAGACAATGGCTATCTACTCCCTTTAAGGGATTTTCCATGATACCATTCTATTATTTGCAACCATTGTTAGAAAAAAATCCAACTACAATATATGATTTGGGATGTGGGGCGAATCTGTTTAAAAAATATATTCCTAGCATCATTGGGATTGATAAAAGCAATGATGGTCAAAATTATCCTGACATAGAAGATCAAGTAACTCCTAGATATATTAAAACTCATCAAAATTATTTTGAATCAGTGTTTTCGATCAATGCCTTGCATTATAGACCAATCACAGAAATTCGATTGGTCTGCGAAGAATTTATCAGTATGGTAGCACCGGGCGGTCGAGGGTTTCTTTCTTTAAATCTTCAACGTATGATAGATCAAGAAACAAAACCAATTGTTAAATTAGAAAAAGATAGCAAAAAAATTTATAATCATTATGTGAGAAATCAACTACACAATTTGCCTTGCAAATATATAATATTTGATGTGAATTTAGATCCCTTAGATGAATGGCTGGATGGTAATGTTAGACTGGTAATTGAACGATGAGTGATAAACTAAACATTGCCAATGAGATGCGACAATTGGATCGCAAAAACAGAAACTTCTATCGCGAACTCACAGAAGAAGAACGCAAGAAGTTTTCAAACTATCTCATGATTCGTTGGGCGTCATGTGTGGAAGGCAGCCGGGAAATGCAAGAGTTCTATTTGATCTCCACCAACGAGAGACTAAACAAACACTTCTTTAATATTAACAAACATCCCGAACTGCAATGGTTGTGTGCTACCACAGTGAGTCCAGACATGGGCACACCCAGACACAACTGGATCTCTCCCAAGAAGAAAGAAACTGGTACAGGGGCAAGCAGTATCAAAAAGCAGTTGGCAGAGTTGTTTCCCACCTACAAAGAAGATGAAATAGCCATGCTAGCCTCAATGACCACAAAGAAAGAACTTGATCAGTACATCCGAGATCACGGCAACGACAAATGAAATACAAACAGTTGGTGGTAAATGGGTGCAGTTACATGCACAAATATGCTGCCGGTCTTGGACATGTTAATCTAAAAACTCAATTGGGCATTGACTCCGCACAAAGCATAGCCGTATCTGGCAGCTCCAACAGCAGAATTTTAAGAACAACTTTAAAACACAGTTATGCCACCACCGTGCCAACCTTTTATGTGTTGGGCATGACTTTTGTCAGCAGACTTGAACTGCCAATTTGCGAAGAAGAAACGTCTTTTGAAGGACGTTGGATCAATCCACAAAATCAAGAGTACAAATCAAGATGGCAACTGCATTGGACAGATCAAGACAGTGCGCAATTTGTAGAGATCAAATTAAAGAGTGAAGTATACAGTATTGTAGATCGTACTGAGGATTTGATGTATCGCATGTTGAGCACTGTAAACGATTTAAAAAGTCGTGGACACCAAGCATTGCTGTATCAACAAGCAGACAATCTTTATCACGAACATTTACATGATCCCAAACTAGCCTTGTTAAATTCATGCCCGGAAATTGTGCATGGATTCGAGTGGCGTGCCACTGCATATCAACAGCAGCAAGGCGTGCCTGGATCAAAATATCCACCTGGTTCGCTATATGTGCCACCAGATATGACACATCCGGAACAAGGTCATCACCATGTGCTGAACACATACTTGACAAACTACATCAATCAGCATAAAATATTACAATGAGTTATCAATGTGCTTTTTGTAAAAAAGAATTTGCAAGAGAGACCAGTATTGCAGTTCACATGTGCGAGCCCAAACGCCGCAGACAAGAACGATCAGAACGTGGTGTTGAACTGGGCTTTCAATCCTACTTGCGGTTCTATGAGATTGCACAAGGATCGGCTAGACTCAAAACATTTGACGACTTTGCAGACAGCCCTTACTACCGGGCTTTTGTGAAGTTTGGCAGATACTGTGTGGGCACACGAGCAATCAATCCCAGACAGTTCACAGAGTGGCTGTTGAAACACAACAAAAAAATTGACAACTGGGGTAGTGATAAAATTTATACTGAGTATTTGTTGGACTATTTGAAAGTAGAAGCAGTGGCAGATGCCTTGGCACGAGCAGTGGAGTTTGGTATAGACTGGAGTGAAAAACACTCAGCACCCCCACATGATTGTTTGCGTTATGGCAGCACACATGCCATGTGCTATGCTGTCACAACAGGACGCATCAGTCCTTGGGTGATTTATAATTGTGAGTCAGGACAAAAGTTCCTAGGTGAACTCACAGCCGACCAAGTGGCCATGATATGGCCTTACATAGACTCAGACATATGGCAAAAGAAGTTTGCAGACTATGCCGCAGACGCAGAATACGCAAAACTAATATTGAAACAAGCAGGATGGTAATATGAATACAAGTATATACAGCACAGCACCATACATTACAGTAGATAGTTCTTCTGCTGTCCCTTATATCAGTCCTAGCACTCCTAGTGCAGGTCTAGTTCGATATTACGGCAATGAGATGCAAGTGTATGATGGTGCAGCATGGTTGACGGTGAAAAGTTCAGTCAACATTGCTCTAACAGGCGTTGCAGTTGAGGCCATTGGGTGGGCACATAAAAAGATGGAAGAAGAAAAGGAAGCACGTGCCATGGCTGAACAGTATCCTGCTGTGGCAGATGCCTTGAATGCGGTATGGGAATCTGAACAACAATTAAAAACCATTGTGGCATTGTGTAGAACATGAGTGCAGACATTGATATTGACGTTCCAGATCGAAGTAAGATACTAGAACTGATCCAGCACACACCTGCCAGACAGGTAGTGGACGGTCGGCCACGACGACACAATTCTGGCATTTATATTACGGATATACCACGAGATACCGAACACGGCTGTGCTGCCATTGATTATGAGTCAGCAGAACAGCGTGGCTATTTCAAAATTGACTTGTTGAACATGAGTGTATATCAGTTGATCCAAGATCCTGCACACTACGAAGCCATGTTGTCAGCAACACCTCCATGGTCAAGACTATGGACAGACAGACCCTGGGCCTCTCAGTTAGTCCATGTAGGAAATTACGTGGATTTGTTGGCAGCAATGCAGCCCGACTCGATACCCAGGATGGCTGCTTTTATCAGTATAATTAGACCGGGCAAGGCTCATTTGCAACGTCGGCTGTGGGATGAAGTGTTTGCGTCAGTGTGGGATGGGGATGAATCGCGTGGGTATACTTTTAAAAAGTCACACGCTGTGAGCTATGCAGCCTTGGTGGCCTTGCACATGAACTTACTCAATACGACGAACTAGTGTAATTGATTTGCGTTTGCTCTTTTTGCGAGCAATGTCTATCAAACTGCACACAGGGCCATGCAAGATCTCAAGATCTTTGTTGCTGAATGTGCGCAGAGTAAAACGGAATCGATCCCAGTCTCCACGCAGGAATATATTGATGGGTATGCTCCTATTGCTTTCCCACCACCAACTGTTGGCCAATTCCAAGAATTCCAACTTGTCTTGTTGCGTGAGCACAGCACCAAAGTCGTAGATGGTTGTAACAGCATCGTCTCTGTTTTGAACTATTCCAATATACTCGTTGCTGGCGTAAACGCAAAGAGTTATAAAGGGGTATTTTTCCGCCAGTTTTTCA